TGAATGGAAATGGTGGTGTTTTTCAAAACACTGTTCTTTCAATTGACACTGTAGGTAAAACTTATAAAAAACAAATTTTTGATTATAACACACAATTTGATAATCTTACACATCTTGGAAACAAGCCTTTGGTTGATAACGAATATATAGAAAATTTTGCACAACCGAATTACGAACACGTATACTACAAAGATTCAACAAAACAAAATCAATACTTTGAAAATGTAATTGGTACAGGCCTTCCGTTTATAACACATTTACACAATCTTCAATTAACCTTTGTTATAGAAGGTGATACTACTATAGTTCCAGGTATGGTATTAGATATAAAATTACCAGAGTTTTCAGCAATTAATAGTAATCCAACTGAGAGACTAGGATCTAAGTATAGTGGGTTTTGGTTAGTGTCAACAGTTACACATGAATATACAAGAGATGCATTCTTCACTACAATATCATGTCTTAAAGATAGTATATCAGAAGCGATAGGAAAGAAATAATGTCTATAGAATATTCAAAATCCTTTGTGCATTTTCAGGGCGTTGTTGAAGATAGAAACGATCCTTTAAACATCGGAAGAGTAAGAGTAAGATGTTTTGGAGTTCATACAGAAGATAAGTCAAAAGTTCCAACAGATCAATTACCATGGGCTCAACCAGTAATGCCATTTAACAGCGCTTCAATAAGTGGTATTGGTGTAAGTCCAACAGGACCTGTTGAAGGCACTTGGGTGTTTGGGTTGTTTTTGGATGGTCAAGAATTACAACAACCTATTATTTTGGGTACATTAGTTGGTATCCCAACAGAAAAAATTCCCTCCTCAACTGGATTCTCTGATCCACTTGGAATTTATCCAAAAGAAAAATATCTTAAACAATCTGATGTTAATAAACTAGCAAGAGGTGAAGCGGCTTGGGGTGAAGAATCATTAGCTATTAAAGTAAGAGATAGAGTTGTTGATGTTCCAACAGCTGTTCCTCCTACTGCAAAATCAGTTAGAGATCTAGATGGTCCTGTAAAACCAAGTACTACTAAAAATAATTTCGGAGAACCAGAAGATTTTTATTACAGAAATAGATGGAACGAACCTTTTCCGAGAACAGGTGGTAAGACAGGTTTAGCTGCACCAGACACTTGTTTTGTAGACGATGATGGTTTAGAGCAGCCATGGCAAAAAAAGAAAGTTGGTACAGCACCAAAGAGATCAGTATATCCTTACAATCACGCTTATACAACTGAGTCTGGTCATGTTATGGAATATGATGATACGCCAGGTGGCGAGAGAATTCATCAATTTCATAAAAAAGGTACATTCTATGAAATTCAACCAGATGGATCTAAAGTAACGAAAGTGGTTGGTGATAACTACGAGATATATCTTAAAGGTAATCATGTTGTTGTTGAAGGCAATATGAATCTTACTGTTAAAGGTGATGTAAGACTATTTGTTGAAAAAAATATGTACCAAGAAGTCAAGGGTGATTACCATCTAAGAGTTGATGGTGATATGGTTACTAAAATTAGAGGTAATGAACAAAAGGTTATTCTTACTGATAAAGCTACACAAATTAATGGCAATGAAAGAAAAAGAATAACAAAGAACTATCAAAAAACCATTGAAGGAACGAACGAAGAAAAGATTGTTGGTACTTCAAACACGTCAATATCTTCCAATGTGTTTGTTAATATTGATGGATGGAAAAGAGAAACGATTGGTGGTTCTCTTACTATGTTTACAGGTGGTAATACTAACCTGATTGTTGGCTCTACAGCTAATGCTGCTAAAGGAACTCCTGGTGTTACAGATATTAATAGAGTTGCATCTAATACAGGTAGATTGACTATTAAGACTACATCGAATGTTAACATTCAAACAGCAGCAAGTTTTAATCTTGATACTGATGCGGAAATGGATCTTAACATTGGTACTAATTATGACTTAACAACTGGAGGCACATACAAAAAGAAAATCGCTGGTGCTGCCCATGAAACTTTCTCAAGCACATATGTTGTTAAATATGTTGGACAAAATGAATTTGATCATGCTGGCGTTTGGAAAGAAATGACAGGTGCTGATAAGTACAACAGGCATAAGGCTGGAGTTGACTATAGTTGTCCTTCTGATCCATCAAGAACAAGTGATAATAATTGTGATGATCTTGCAACACCTGCAGCGCCAAGTCATTAGGAGTAATAAATGGTTGCTTTTCCAGATCCAACAGCATTAATTAATAGTTTAAAAGATACAGGCCAAGATATTGAGTTATTGAAGATCAAAGATACTTTAGCAGCTAAAGCAAGTGAAGTTGCAAATTTGGATGTGTCTAGTTTAACTCCTGCGCAGTTAGAAGTTACTATGTCTGGAGCTCAAGAGGCTGTACAAGGTTCTATGAATAGTTTGTTTGCAAAAGCAAATCAACTTAAACCTGATTTGATATCAATGCAAGAAGAGATTGCAAACTCTTTGGGGGGAGTTGCAACGCAACTTGGTGACCAATTAAACGATGCAATAGCGAGTACAGGTAATTCTCTAAGTGGATTGACAGATAAGTTCCAGGCAAGTTTTGAGTTACCAAATTTAAATGGCTTGGATGCGGGTATACAATCCTTAGCAAATGATTTAACATCAGCTGCTAAGGATGTAGGAAATTTATTAGCTGATCCTATTTCAGGTGCTTTGAGTCAGGCTAAAAAGTTAAACTTTCCTGTTGAGCTTTCTGCTGATATTGGTTTACCAACGGGTGCAGATTTTGGTAAACTAATTCCAAACATTCAATTTAAAAAGGAAGCCATATTTGATGATGATGGTATTCAAATTGGTGAAAAAATCGTCGCATTAAAACTAGGAACACCAGCGACTGCACCGGTGGCTGATGATACTGATGATTCTGAGCCAGATGAAATTGAATTGCAAAGTATGGCTCCTGTTAAAAGTAATCCTATATTTGGTGATAATGGTTTATTAATGTCGGCTGGAAGATCAGTGATAAATACTTTTAAAGAAGCAATACCTACAGCTGTTTCTTTTGATGAAAGTACTGGAGAAAACATTGTTTGGGAGAAGGTTGAGGGACCGGACGGTGAAGAAATTACAGCTAGTGGTTATGCAAGTTTTGCTGAATTTGAAGCTGCATACAAAGAAGGAAGAAAGGCAGCTGCTGGTAAAATAAAGGAAGCAGTTGGAGGGTTAAACCAATCTGTGGGACAATTTAGTAAGTTAGCTCAAGATGCTGCAAAAACATTAGGAAATGTGAAAGAAGGAGAATTCAAAGTACCATTACCACCACCAGGATTCAATCCAACCATAGCTAGAAAGATTGGTATTGATACTATAACAGGAGCACCTGTTAACATTGAACAAGTACCAGCTTTAAGAGATATTGAAGTGGATGCTGATGGTGTTCCAACAGAAGAGGTAAGAGACGATCAAGGTATTGTAGTTCCTCCAGGTTCTAAGGCTAAAGATTTCATACAGCAAGCTAGAGAAAAGGTACAACAGGACTTTGGTCAATTTACAAAAGCATTAAACAGTTTGTCAAAAGGAAAGCCACCATCACTACCTAGTAGCGTAAGGCCTCCTTCAAGTTTTAACAAGTTATAAAAACGAGTTACCAAAAATGAGTAAAGTAGCACAAGTAACAGAAATAACAAGAAGAATTGAAAAGTATTCCGACTTTTTTGCTGACTTTAGTGTACACCCTGTCACGGGTCAGTTAAATAAAAAAATAAATGAAGAAGCTGTAAAACAATCAGTAAGAAATTTGCTACTTACGGACAAATATGAAAGACCCTTTCATCCCGAAATAGGTTCTAATCTAAGAGCAATATTATTTGAGAACATGACGCCTGGTATCAAACCGGTTATGGATGAATACATTAGTGACGTTATAAATAACTACGAACCTAGAGCTAATTTAATTGCAACAAATTTGTCATTTGATAATGATTTAAACTCCGTTAATGTTGAAGTAACTTTTGGAGTTATTGAAACCGAAGATGTTGTAACCGTACGTGTAGTATTAACGAGGAATAGATAAATGGCAGCAAATACTGAGTTCTCGGTAGCCAACTTAGAATTTGATTCAATCAAGAGTAACTTGATTGCTTTTATGCGTGGTCAAGCAGTTTTTGCTGATTATGATTTTACAGGATCAAGTTTAAACGTGTTGATGGATCTCTTATCATACAATACGTATTACAACAACGTGTATCTTAATCATGTTGCATCAGAAATGTTCCTTGATAGTGCTCAATTGAGAGATAGTGTTTATTCAATTGCAAAATCTCTAAACTACTTACCGAGATCATATAGGAGCTCTGTTGCTTACATTAACATTGATGTTAACCCAGTAACAAATCCACATCAGATTACTATTCCTAGGCTTACTTCATTTACATCTAAAGTAGGTGACAACACATATTCCTTCTCTACAAATGCTGATATAGTTGTTTATGCTAATAATGGGTATGTTGCTAGTAATGTTGCAATTTACGAAGGTGAAATTGTACAGGAAGCATTTTTAGTATCAAACACTAATTCAACATCAAACACACAACAGTTTTATATTAACAACTTTGATGTTGATATTGCAAGTTTGACAGTCAAAGTAAGAGCTTCAAATACAGATAGTACAAATAGTGAGTATACGAGAGCAAACACTTTATTTGGATTGACGGGCACATCTAACATATATTTCATTGAACCTTCTACTAATGGTAGTTATAAAGTTGTCTTTGGTAATGGTACATTTGGAAGAAGACTTGCAAATAATAATCTTGTTGAATTGAACTATAGATTATCAAGTGGAACTGATCCTAATGGTGCTAATAGTTTTTCTGCAGATACTGTTGCAGGTCATCCAGCAGCAATTTCACTTGTAACAAAAGCATTGAACGGTGACGTTTTCCAAAACCTCGATGATATTAAATTTTCTGCACCAAGAGCGTTGGCAACCCAAGAAAGAGCTGTTACAACAAATGATTACGAAACTCTAATTTTAAATGAGTTTGGTGATATTACATCAGCGTTTGTGTTTGGTGGTGATGAAGAAGTCACTCCTCAGTTTGGTGTTGTTAAGGCAGCATTAAGAAGTCAATCTTATGATGTTATACCAACAACATTAAAACAACAAATTATTAATTTTATTAAACCAAAAATGCCTATTGGTATGAGATTAGATGTGAAAGATCCAAAGTTTATAAACATTGAGGTTAAGAGTACAGTTAGATACAATAAAAATGCAACACAAAAAACACCTTCGGCAATTCAATCTTTAGTTGAAAGCACCGTTGTTAATTTTAACAACACTAATTTAGATCAGTTCTTCAAAACATTCAGATTAAGTAAACTGATGAAAGATATTGATGCAACAGATCCATCAATACTTAGCAACTCTACAGCAATAAGAGTTGTAAAAGAAATATCACCAAGTATTAATAAAGCATTTACTCAAAGAATTGAATTCAATAATAAGCTAAAAAAAGACAATCCTATTGATGAATTAACTCAAGATGACTTTGTTGGGCTTTCGACGCCAGCTGTTGTATCAGGTACATTTACATTTAATGGAATTACAGGTTGTTCTTTGAGAGACAACTCGAATGGTGTACTTCAAGTAGTTACAGTTACAAATAATTCAATTAACGTGATCAATGAAAATGTAGGTACTGTTGATTATGAAAAAGGAGTTGTTAGCATTCAAGAACTAACGATTACTTCATACACGGGTGGTTTTTCATCTGGTATTATTAAATTGTATGGTAGAACAATCAGTACAGATGTATTTGGTAAGCGTGAGGATATTATTAGAATAAGACCTGATGAAACGACAATAACGGTTGAAGAGATTAGAGAATAATGCCTGAGCTCAATAATATTGAGAATTCTATTTCTATCTTTATCGAGCAGCAGTTTCCTGGTGTCTATAGAGACGATGCTCCATTATTAACATTGTTTTTAAAAGCATATTATGAACATTTAGAACAAAATAACAACACACTTCAAATATCAAGAAACATGCTTGAATATATTGATGTTGATCAAAGTGTTGGTGATTTTCTTAAACATTTTAAAGAAACTTATCTTTTCTCATTACCTGATGTGTCAAATTTAGACGTTGGTTTTGTTACAAAACACATTCTTGATCTCTATAGATCAAAAGGTAGCGAAACGTGTGTAAAATTATTATTTAAGTTAGTATATGGTAAAGATGCAGATCTTTATATACCAAACGTACATATTTTAAGACCTTCTGATGCTGAGTTTGTTAAGCCAAGATACGTTGAGTGTTATATACCAGATGAAGATGTTTTGAAAACGTTTCTCGGAAGAACGATTACTGGTGAAACCTCAAAAGCATCAGCTTATGTAACATCTATTGTAGGCACTTCTGTACAAGGAACATTATTAACAATTATGTTCTTGGATAATCTAGTAGGTGAGTTTCAAGGTAATGAACTAATTTCTAATGGACAATCAGGCTCACAAAAAATTAGACTAAATGGTTCATTAAATAATTTAACAATTGCAGCTGGTGGTAACAATTATGCTGTTGGTGATACTTTAGATGTAAAATCAACAGCTAATACTTCAACGCATGGTCATGTCAGAGTTTTATCTGTAAAAGATGGAACTGGCATACCAAATTTTATTACTACAAGTGTCGGTTCTGGTTATTCAACCAATACATCAATAAGTAATGTATTGGTTAGTACAGTTACGCTTGAAGTAAATAATGTATCTAACACATTTGTATCCGCTCAGTTTGACGATTTAGTTACAAGTCATCCACTGACTACAAGACCAGCCAATACATTTGATTTATTTGAAACAATTGAATCGCCAAGAATAACAATTGAATACACAGCTGCGTCTGATGACTTTTATAATGCGGCAAACACCAGTACTTGGGTTGTTGGTTTAAATGCGAATGGTGTTGTAGTTGCAAACGGTAATATTGGTTTAATTTCAGGGAACACATCTGAAGGGTCTTTGTTTGTTTACGAGACAACTGGTTCATTTAGCAGTAGTGTTGTAAATTTACAAATCATAGCTAATACATATGCAAATGCAACACCTGTATCTATAACAAACACATATGCATATGGAACATATATTGGCGACAATGGAAAAAATATTGGATTAGTTGCAAACAATATTGCATTTCCATTTGCTGATGCTCAAATGTATGTTAGAGGACTGACGTCAAATACATATGCAGACATTATAACAAATGTGTCTGGTACTGGTTCAAATATTGAAATTACAACTATTCTAAACGGTGTCACTGCTAATGTATATACAGATTATATAAATGCAAATAACGCCGGTAATGTTGCGTTTTTAGATATGGTTATAGATGGTAGTACAAGTAACGTATCTGATAATGGATATGGTTTTGTAAAAAACACATCAGCAAATGTTGATTCTGTGATCGAAAAGGCTCTTACTTTTCAAAATGAGCTGTTGGGAGAAATTTCAATACTCACTATTAATGACACCGGTAACACATATTCTGGCAATCCAGTTGTATTGCCTCAAAACAGATACATCGATGGTTATAATGTAAGAGATGTGGAAGTTGATTATATCAACCTAGCTGGTCCTGCACCTATTCAAGGTGATATTCTAAGACAAAGTAGATCGTCTGACGTAAAGGTTATAACATTCTCAAGTGCTGTTAATCCATTAGCTATTGGTGAAGGAATTGTACAAGAGAAAAGCTCAACAGTAAATAATTATGCTGTTGTACTTGATTCAAATACAACATATTTAAAATTAGGCAACCTTGTTGAGAAAACTGATGGTGACAACTTTTATGTTACAGGTAGCTCAGTTACATTTAGTAGCAATACAATA